ACGTTACCCATTGCACCATACAACGAATTCATTAGAATTTTTGCGGACATCTGACGGGAATTAGAGCTAGAAATTACATTAAGCCATTTAGGATCTTTTGTTCTTTCGTATTCCTCTTGAGCCTTTAACATCTCACTTTTCGCAGTCTGTCTGACGCTGAAATAATATTCAATCAATTGAGGGAATATACCTTTATGATCTCGCCTGAAGCTTTGACCATTTGCAGTCATAGCATAATCCTTGGTGATAAGATCCTCGGTATTAAACTCCCTATCAAGAAGACGCTGAATAGATCTTTCATCATCTGCTAGAAATTTTTGACCTGATACAAGAGTCTCGGGAGACATATTCCATGTCATAATAATGGATGGGTACAGAGACGTTGCATCAAAAGAAACTACCCAATCATACCCACGGGCTTCAGGTTCCTTTACATACGCACCCATTATCTGCCTATCCATTGCAGGGTCGATGGCGGGAGGGTTATGAACAATAATATTATCTTTTAAGAGCTTATTGTATAGTATGCAATCCCATGTTCTTACAGAAGAAAATATATCGGTGTAATTACATTTAGCGTCGTACGCCATCGTCATAATTAGATTAATAATTTTTAGCTTATCTTCTAATCTATCAACCAATACAACGTCATGTATATTATAATCTACAAAAAGTTCCCAGTCGCCAGTATAGAAATCTTTAAAAGTATTAAAATTATGCTTTACCTTCTCATCGTTAAGCTCTTCCTTAGCAACGGTATCTAGCTTATAGTTCTCAACCATCTTATAAGAAAACTTCTTATATAGATCCATAAAATCTAGAATAGATATACCCTGCCAATCATACGCTAACTGCGTTCTACCTCGTGCAGTAGGTACTTCGTACTGTCTGATCACCCCCCATGGTGAAAGTTCATCTAAGGCTTTTTCTCCTAGAACACGAACGACTCTTGAGGAAATATAAGATACGTCAAATAGCTGGCTGTTCCAGCCGGTTATAATATCTGGATAATCTGACTTCCAAAAATCAATAAATTTACGAAGTAAATCAAACTCATCCTTACATTGAATGTATTCGGAGTTTTCTTTCTTAACAAGATACGGCTTACAACCAAACGTAGTAATACGCTTGGTGTTATAATCCTGTAAGGTAATAAGAATGATAGCCTCTTGAGGATCCCTAACATCAGGAAAGCCATACTCCGTAGACGTCTCGATATCTACCGTGACTATCTTCATCAAAGAGATATCGAAACTTACGGTATCAGGAAATAACTTGCTGATGAACTGGTAACCGTAGTTATAGTTACCATAGATAGGGAAGTTAGAAACCTCTTTATACTGCTTAACAAAGTCCCGAGCCTCGGACATGGAGTTAAACTTTATCTTTTCAAGAGTATCGCCCCAAAGGGACTTATACTCTGAATCCTTACTGCTGCGCACATACAGCGTAGGCTGAAAAGGTATCTTTTGATTTACACGCTTACCGTCTTTAAATCCTCGAAAGTAAACATAGTTACCTCGAGCAAGAATATTAGTATAAAATAGCATACTTTAATTATAACCTAGAACAATATTACTAGGCAACTCAACTGGAATGGTTGCGGGGGAAGGAGTCGCACCTTCGACCTCCGGATTATGAGCCCGGCGCTCTTCTACTGAGCTACCCCGCGGTATTGGTAAATCTGGTCCAGGGAAAACTGTCGGGATAAACTTGCGACTGTTTTTTGTTGCCGTCAATAAAGAATCCGGCTTGAACAGAGCCATCGTTTCCCCCTAACCTATAATTAAGTGTGTACTTACCCGAACACGTATAATTTTCGTGTTTAATGTGATCTTTCAAAATGGTATAGAATCTTCTATCTCCACCCCACCCGAAATCCCAGATGTGACATACTTGACGATAAAAAGATGTCTTAAAACAATATGAACTTGTATCTATTAAATGAGCCTTTTCGTCTACCCAGGCTGGCCACCTACCTAATGATTCACAATTATCAACTGTAATCCAATTCTTATCTTTATCAAAAATCTGTCTGAGTGAATAAGCCCAATCTAGCTTATTACTTTCAATAATATTTATAAGTGAATCTACATGATCGGGTTCGAACCAGTTATCCTGGTCTAGGAAGAGAACATAATCGTGATTGATAAGATGGCCAAACCCAGCCATGATTCGGTGGCCATAAAAACCACCCCCGCCGGTATTAAACGGTAAGTCAATTCGTTTAATTCTTCCACCTGTAATGATTCCTGCATTGTTTAATACCTCGTCTACCCTAGATGAAAACTGAACGCCATCTACTACTAGAAGGTGTTCTACCTCTTTGTTTGTCTGTTCTAATACCGAGCGTACAGCATCAGCTAATTCAGGTGACCCTGTGGTAGGAGTTATAACTAATATACTCAATCCCAAAGTCCTCTGTAGTACTTACCAAATAGGACCAGCCCGTTTGAAATACGTTTGTCATGTTTCATATAACCTTCCTTATCAAACTCACTTGTATCATTAGGACCTTTATCCCAGGTGTACATGGTCGGTTTACCCTTATCATCCCATGCGCAGGGAGTACTTACTCTATCAAATTCACCTGTATGGTATTGAGACTCCCAATCGGATGTTAGTTGCTCAAAGGTCCAAATTATTTCTGCCAATACCCAGTCCCATCGCTTATGCCAGTTTTGATCTGTATCCCATTCGTTTTCTTTTGCAGGTGCTTCAGTTGAACGAAGGTTCAAACCTTCTGGTACATCTTCATCCTCAACGTGTGGTGCGCCATGCTTGGTTGCTTGGAGCTGCTTTAACATGGGTAGAATTATTTGAGAAAGAGATGTATCCATATTCCAGGTATCCCACTTATCGATTTTTACATAATCAATTTTAGGGTGAATGGTATCTAATACTTTTTGAACACCTTGGCAAAGAGGCAGTAAGATGTTACTCAGTTTATCTATGAGCGGTTCATCATAGTCGATCTCGCGCCAGAAGAAAACTTTCTCAAGAATCTTGTAAGGGCTGATCCAATGATATCGGTACTTGCTTAGATATACTTTCATTTCTTGCTTCCCAGGTTTTATTCTTTAATATAATTGACATGTCTTCTTGCACGTCAAAACTTATAATATCATCTGTGCGCCAATCGTGATCGGCTAAAAACTCTTCAGAGAACTGAAGTAACTTATCTTCAGAACCATCTTCGGCATCCACAACGTCAAATGTATATACTTTATTTTCCATAACTACTCCTTAATGGTGGGCTGACTAGGAATTGAACCTAGACTCAACCGATTATGAGTCGACTGCTTTACCATTAAGCTATCAGCCCTTGCATACATTATATACTATCTAAAAAAATAAATCAAGTACTACGTACCAAAGCATCTTTACGCATAAGATGCTTACGTTGTACCGTTTCTGGCTTATATACTAAAATATACTCTACACCATCAATTAATAGTGTTTCCCGATAGTTCAGACACAACCACATATCCTGATTCAAAGGATTAATTAGTTTTACACTAGTTGTTAATTTAATACTTTGTATAGTCATTGTGTAAATTCTCTATAAAGTTACGGGCTTTCTCTTCACAATAAAATACTGCAATCTTAGATAACATTATACACTCGTTATAGACAAAAATCAATATCTGGTCGTCAAAGCAACTTGCTTTTATTAACCAGTCACCTTTCTGTATAGTTCCGAGTGTTATGAGTTTCATTGCCCTTGAGTGTTATTAGATTTCCTATATTTATTTAGCTCAAAAAAAAGCCCCCGAAGGGGCTTAATATTACAGATCGCGATCTTGTGGATCTTCTGTAAGTAGTTGTGGTTTAAGTTTTTTAGGTTTATCTTCAGAAGTATCCTTAACTTCGATCTTCTTTGGCTTTTTATGCTCAGGTATAATACGCTCTAAAAATACCTTAAGCATACCATTAAACATCTCAGCCGTCTGTACTTCGATTTGATCATCGAGTGCAAAGGAGCGAGTGAACGCGCGATTTGCAATACCCTTGAACAGGAAGTTTTCTTCTGCTTCGTTTGATTGAACATTACCCTTAATTAACATCTTACCGTCATTGAGTTCGATCTCAATATCTTGTTTTGAAAACCCAGCAACAGCTACTTCAACAACGTAAGTATTGTCTCCTGTCTTTTTAATGTTATACGGGGGATAGTTAGGAATATTTTTTGTCATGTCATCATGTATTTTAGCAATACGTGAGAACTGGTCATCAAAACCAACAAAAAATTTATCTATGTCCTTATAT